GCATTTATCCAAGCGGATACAACCGAAATCAACGAACGCGCATTCGCCGCCGGAGATACGGAAGATCAGCTATGGGTTCAGCTATATCATAACATCAAAACGATAAGACCAATTCCAAAAATCAATAATCCATCATTACTGTAGGGACGAATGCCATTCACCCCACAAGGGGGGACTAGTCCCCCCCTAAAAATTAGGGACGAATGCCATTCACCCCACAAGGGGGGACTAGACCCCCCGCTAAAAAACATACAAATACTATGAATTTTAAACATCACTACAACTTTGCATATGATGCAAACAAACATGCTAAGCACATCACGGACTTAGCAAGCGTTACTGTGCCAGATATGGCATATTCAGTACGCGAATTACTACAAAAGTATACAACGGGAGGCATGCCCTCCATACTTAACGAAGGCTCGTTCGAAGAGAACGTAGACTTCGCAGACGCCTTAGGCATAGACCAAGACTTGGTCGATCTGCATATGGCACGTCAAAAAGTTCTCGAACTGAAAGAACAGTTGAGAACAGAAAAAACACAGAGAGAAAAAGGCAACCGCAAACAATATGCTGAATGGCTGAAAGCACAGCGAGAAGCAAAAGAAGCTAAAGAGAGCGAAGCCGAAAACTAAAATCTGTGTTTATATCAAAAAAAGCCTTAACAGGGAGCGAAGAAGAACTTATCTTCTCGCCCTCTGTAGGCTACTCTATATTGGCGGCATAAGCCCGCCAAAAAATACACAGGACGTTAGTCCAGCACCTTTTCTACTTGACAAAAAGGTGCGCTTTGACAATCAAAAATAAATTAATACATTTGAAGTATGACAAACGCAAAACAAAAACAGGCTAAATCAAAGCCTCTCACACTTGAACAAATTAATGAAGAAATCATCCAATTAACAGACTTAGCACAGGCTGTAAATGCTCGGTGTTTCTTCCTTCGTGAAACCTTAAAAATTAAAAAATAATGGCATGGCAATCGGCAGCAATTCAAGGCGGTAGCGGTATTCTAGGTGGTACCGTATCAGGCTTATTCAATAATTATTCTGTAAAAAAACAGAATCAGGCTCAAGCAAAATTCCAGCAAAAGGAATTCGACAACAACAAAGAAATGTGGAATCTGGCCAACCACTACAACGCTCCGGAACAACAAATGCAGAGGTTAAAATCTGCAGGGTTGAATACTAACTTAGTCTACGGTAACGGCTCAGTTGTTGGTAACACTTCAACACAAACACCAAAATATCAAGCCCCACAAATCCAAAGGCAACCCTTAGAGCAACTTAATCCCTTAGATAAATTAGGAGTATTCTACGACCTACAACAGAAATCTGCTCAAGTAGATTTACTACAATCTTCGGCAAAAGTAAAAGAAAATGAAGCCCAATGGATTGACCAAAAAAACAGAGAAGATGTTGTTCACCAACTTCTTAATAATCGCAAGATAGAACAACTACTTAACGTAACTGACTACGGAAAAAGAGGAGCGGCAGGACTAGCAAAACAACAATGGGAAGAATCTCCTTATATGAAAGGATTTCAAGCACAAGTACGCAGTACAAATCAACAAAATCAACTACGAGACTTAGAATTAGAATTTTATAAAGAATTCGGTTCTAAAGCATCAACCAATGCTGTCCTTCAATTAATAAAAATGTTTAAATAAAAAAAATGACGGAAAAAGAATTTCATGCCAAAATGGGCAAAATTTGCTACAAACATTACACTTTCATTCAATGTGATGAAGTATGGTTTCATCATAAAATTTCTAAACTTTTAAAAAAATACAAAAATGAGAAAGAGAAAAAGTAAATCACGCGGTAAAAGAAAATCATCCCGCAAAATTCGTAGTTACAAACCAACTCGCGGCGGCATACGATTATAAATGAGATGCGCGACGCCTATCTTCCTAGAGGGACAAAAGATGGCTGTGCCCTGTGGGCGCTGTTACGCATGTAAACGAAACTACCAGATGAATTGGATAATAAGGTTAAAGGAAGAGATGAAAGTTGCAAAAAATGCATTCTTTCTCACTTTAACATATAATGAAAAAAACATTCCAAGAACACAGGATGGTTACACTTACGTGTCAAAACTAGACGCCCAAAAATTCCTCAAAAGATTACGGCACAGAATGGGAATGCCAAAAGACTTTAAATACTATTTGGCATCTGAATACGGCCCGACAACTATGAGGCCACACTATCACGCTGTATTATTCAACTTGACCACAAACGACGATATGGAGGCAAGAGAATTAATTGCGCGTGCTTGGTCTATAACAGACAAATCTAAAAATATCAATTCCCTCGGCTTTATACGAGTCGAAAAAGTAAACGAAAATCGAATTGCATATGTAACAGGATACTGTATGGACAAAGACAAAAATGTTCATTCTAACAAAAAAGTCTTTAGTTTAATGTCCAAAGGTTTAGGTAAAGCCTATCTGGACTCAAGCGACAGAATAGCTTGGCATAAAGACCGACCATTAGAGAACATGTACTACCCAATTGAAAACGGTAAAAAATTAGCTTTACCAAGATACTACAGAGAAAAAATCAATGATTCAAAAATCACAAGAGAAATCATCAGAGGTATTACCGAAAAAGAACATCTTGCGTCTGCTCCAAGTGGAGCTAAAGCTCGCTTGGCTCACCTTAAAATTGCACATAAAATTAAGATGGCAGAGATTCGGCATAACAAAAAACAAAAATTAAGAGAATTATGAGTTTATTTCAACAGACGGTCGGAGCGCGACCAAAAAGTAACGCATTTAACTTATCGCATGAGAGAAAATTCTCAATGAAAATGGGAGATTTAGTACCTATCCTCTGCGAAGAAGTAATTCCTGGAGACAGGTGGAGATGCAACACAGAAGTATTAATGAGGTTAGCCCCAATGCTTGCCCCAATTATGCACAGAGTAAATGTATTTACACATTTCTTCTTCGTACCTAACAGACTTATTTGGGATGACTGGGAAGACTTTATTACTGGCGGAGAAGACGGAACATTAGAACCCGTCCGCCCTTACAAATTATTAGCATCCGCTTACGATACCTTTATGGGAGAGGGAACTCTAGCAGACTTCCTTGGCTTCAGTACTCAAACACCTACTGCAAGCGTAGAAATCAACGCATTACCCTTCAGAGCGTATCAAACAATTTACAACGAATACTATCGTGACCAGAATCTTGAAGACAAGATCGACATTGAAACAACATCCGGAGCCACGTTAACAAGTGCCTCCGCACTATTCAGTATGCGTAAACGAGCGTGGGAAAAAGACTATTTCACATCGGCATTACCTTGGACACAACGCGGAGGTGACGTGAACCTACCATTATCCGGAACTGCACCAGTACGAACAGAACCTGAAAATGGCACTATCTACGAAATTACCGGAGGTGGTAACCCTGCTACTGGTAACGTATCTCTCAATGCTACTAACGAGTTAACAGACTCAAGCGCAAATGAGATAGAACCAACAAACCTTGTTGCGGACGTGGACGCCGTCACCCTCGGAACTATCGAGGAACTACGACGCGCTACCAAATTACAACAATGGTTAGAACGTAATGCACGCGGCGGCTCTCGTTACATCGAACAAATATTAGTCCACTTCGGTGTATTATCATCCGACGCTAGATTACAACGTCCGGAATTCCTTGGCGGCGGTAAAACACCCATTGTCATATCAGAAGTCTTACAAACATCATCAACGGACACAGAGACACCACAAGGTAATATGGCAGGCCACGCCTTGGCTGTAGGTAACTCTCATAGATTCACTAAAAAATTCGAAGAACACGGTTATATCATTGGCATTATGTCGGTATTACCGAAAACTGCGTATCAGCAGGGAACTAGAAAACATCTTTTTAAAGATGATAAATTTGATTACTACTGGCCAGAGTTCTCTCAACTTGGAGAACAGCCCATTCTTCAGGGTGAACTCTACGACGATTGGGACAACGCCAACAGAAAAGGGACATTCGGATATCAATCACGATACTCGGAATACAAGTATATTCCTTCATCTGTACACGGAACATTCAAAAGTTCACAATCATTTTGGCATATGGGCAGAATATTCCAAGCCGCGCCACAGCTGAACACGGCATTTATCCAAGCGGATACAACCGAAATCAACGAACGCGCATTCGCCGCCGGAGATACGGAAGATCAGCTATGGGTTCAGCTATATCATAACATCAAA